AAAAAACAAGAATGCTAAGGATCTTAAATGCTTATTCATAATGTATTATGCTTAATTGTTCTCAAAATCGTAATTGTCGTATGGTATTTGACACCAATTTTCTTCGTCGTAAATGTTGACGGCCATGTTCATCGTCCATCCGGCCGTGACATCGTGCGAACGGTTGATAAATGGCGTCGTCGCGATTGTTCCTTCGACGTCAAGGAATTCTTCAAATCGCCATTGCTTGAATGTCGTGTGAATGTCCTTGCAAATGGATAAACAATCGGAATGAATTTCGTCAATTTGTCTATATTCTTGGATGTTATATTTATCAGCTATTGAAATAATGCAATTAACCCCGACAAAATTGTCACCCATTGTTCCTGGTTGCAATGTGATAATCATAATCGGATATTGGACGGCATCGCGTGAAACGGCGTCAAGATAATCGCCAAAAAAGAAATCATTTATTTGACGGTGTTGCGTCGCAATTATTTGAAATTCTCTTTTTAGTTGATTCAGCGTTCTTTCCATGTTTTAAAAATTTTTTTAGTTGTTCAATTTGTTTTTTAGACGCTTTAAACTTCATATAATAAAATTAATTGGTGTATAGCCTGAACGATCTTTTCGCATGTCTTCGGCGCAATGTCCAGGACTTGAATTCGTTTCAATATATTCCGGGTATTTTACGCCATTATCGGCGATTAGATGAACGATTAATCTTTCTTTGTAGAAATACGCGTCTTTTCTTAATTGGTCGCGCAAAGCGCTTGTTTCGCTATCGGTGTTCGGTTGAATGTTTTCATCTTGAACACGTCCGACCGATTTGTTCGTCAATTTTTCATTTAATAGTAACGCGCAGCGATAGTCCACGAACGCCACCAAACAAGGAACAACATAATCATTCATCAAATCAAGGTAGTTTTGAGTCCAAGTATTATTTTGAACGCGCAAAAGTAAGGCCTTGAACAAAGGTGTCGACAATGCCGGTTGTAATTGGATGTCTTGACTTCGTTTGATTGCCACCGCCAGGATCTTCGTGTCGGTGTTCGAATGGATCAATCCAAGCTTCTTTAAATTTTCAACGGATAAAAGATAATTCATAATTTTTATTTTTGTTTAACAACCAATTGTTGAACCCATTCGTGACGACACCAAGGCGTTGTTATTTTTGTTTTCGGATTCGTATACCAACCGCCTTTATAAGTCCAAACGTTTCGATTAACACGATTTGAAATTGAATCAATATCTTGTCTTGAATAAGAACGTCTTAATTCAAGCAATTTTAAACAAAATTCGCGCGATGAAGTTTCAACCGGCGGAATGCCTGGTATTGGTTGATAAGAATAACGAACTTCAAATTCCGCGATTTCGATTTGAATATCTTCAAGCAATGATTCACCAAGATTTGTTGTGTTTCCTTTTTGGTAAAGTTCCCAAGTTGTTAATTGATTGATTGATTTCGCAACCGCTTCAATATTTGTTTTCAATGCCTTCGCAATTGACGTTGAATCTTCGCCCTTTTTTAATAAACTCAAAACATTCTTGTCAAAATCTTTCATCTTTATTTTGATTTCGCCAATTGTTTCGAACATCAATTCTTGTCTTGAAAAAACTTCTTCGCTCGATGTGTCCCAGGCGATTGGATGCGTCGAAATAACTTTGTAATTATCTTGACTTTCGCCGAATTCTTCGAATACTGAAAATTCATCTTTTGTGAATGAATTATGTTTGCACATTGATAAGGCCGTCGCCGGCAATCCGACAATTTTCCTTGCTTGCGTTTCATCAATTGACGGAAACGAAGCCAAAATTATGTTCAATGCTGAATCCGGTGTCAAGATTCCGCCTTTAATTTGCGCGGCAACATCAATCAAACTTGCGATTTGTGATCCATTTAATGCCGATTTCGCAACATCAACGGCAACATCAACCGGCGCGCTTGTTGTATCGGCCGGATTGACCGCAACAACTGGTTCAATTGTCGTTCCATTATCCAAAGTTAAAGGTAAAACGTCAACAAGTTTAACCGTTCCAAGATAGCCACCAAGTTCCGCCATGTAATTAAGCATCCATTCAATCCTTTTTTGACGTGTTGAAACGTATGTTGTTTTAAATATTTCGAATAAATCGCCGGATTCGGCCGCGTTGAAAGATCCTTGTTGCATAACTCCGAATAATGTCGGAGCGGTTACGGAATGCGCAACCAATATGTTTTGTTGAACCGATTGCATTGTGACTTCATAACGCTTGTCAAGGTCATTTCCGTTCAATTGTTGAACCGTTGGTGCTAAATCAGCGCCGTCGGAAAACGTTATAATTATTTCGCCGGCATCTTCGACGGATTGCGTTCTTCCTTTTATTGATTCGGTTATTCGATTCAATTCTTCGGTTGATTCCGGAAAACCTGAAGGCATATTGATCAACGTTCCGGACTTGAATCCGTTTTGCAATTCGTACATGTGGAATTTAGCGATGTCAACATCCGTTTGAATGGCCGTCAATCCGCCGTTGTATGTTGGTTTTGGATAAATTCCCTTTTCTTTTCTTGAACGCTTTGACGGTTCTTTATAATAGATTATGAATGAACCAACTCGATTGTTTTCATCAAGCGCCGGAAACATTCGAAGATTAGTTTTTTCAGCCGATTGATTCAATGCCGCCCAATCGTCCGACAAATAATAAATCCTTTCGTCTTCGGTCATGCGAATCGCATCAACGTCCAAGTATTCCCACTTCGCAACTCGCGTTCCTTCGCGATTCCAAGTCCCTTTGACCGAGAAAGCGCCAAATAATTCGAAGTCGAATGCTAATTGTTCCGCGATTTCGTTCATGTCGAAAGGTGAATACTGGTTGTCGATGAAAGCTTGCATGTCACCGGTCACAGCTTCAAGGCCACCACCGGCAATGTAAAAGGTTTTCGTCTTGACAATTCCTTGATGCCAAGCCGATCCGTTGAAAAGGTCAATTAAAAAATACGGATAATCGTTTTTCTTTCCCCATTTCACGAATCCAAGTGATCGGTCTTTTTCTTCGTCCGGTTTTACGAATTCTTTCCGAAAGGAAAGCGAAGTCATTTTAATTTTGTCGTTATTCATATATGTTGAAATAAATCGGTGAATCGTATTCATGCGACGGCGAATCTATTTCAATGACTTCGGCGCGTCCGGTTTCAACCAGTGACACGGCCAAGTCCGGATCAAGATTTCCCGGCGATTGTTGTTCGTAAATGTTATAAATATAATATCCGTTATAATCGAAAGTCACATCAACGCCGTCAATTAACAAGAATTCATCAAAACGCGGTGTCGCGGTTGAAATGTTATTCAATACGCATCGATATTCCTTGAAGCTTTGTTCGTGGACGAACTCAAATAGATAGCTTGGATTCGGAATCGTTGTCAATTCCGTCACCGTCACTATCAATGGCGTTGTTCCGTTTCTTTGTATTATCAACATACTTAATTAATTTTGGTGCGGTTGTTTCGTAAATGTAAAAAATGCCGACTTTCATATAAAAATCGCCTTTTGTTTCGTCAATTATTAACCATTTTGACAATAATTTTGACCAACATTTTGTCCCGATATATTCCTTTTTTATTTTCATAACGTTAAAATTACACAAAAAAAGGGAAAGAAATAATTTTTCCTTTCCCTTCGTTTAAATTTAATTAGTAAAGTATTAGATTGACGGCGATTGTTGTGCCAATAAGGCCGTGTAAACGTTCGGATCAACGTCTGGAACTTCTTCGTTCTCCATTCCGTTAAGAACAAGAACATGTCCTTTTCGGTCACCTTTTAAAACGCCTGAAGTGTATTCGTTTGCGTCTGCAATTTGAAGACCTTCGCCGAATCCAAGTGCAACAATTGAACCGTCTGCATTTTCAACCAAACAAACAACTTCGTTTTGTGCAAGCAAGTGAATTTCACTTCTTAATTCTTTGTTGTCGGATGCAAGGATCATTGACAAAGATTGCTCATAAAACAAAGTACCGTTGTCTTTATTAACTTTAATCGGTGCGGTGTAACTTGACAAATTGCTTTTCAACTTGTAAAGGAAAGTTTCGCCAGTTACAGTTAAAATATCAACTTCATTTGCCGTAATGTGCGAAGTCGCAATGTTTCCCAATGGGAACAACAAAACGCTTTTAATGCCACCTTTTCCGTTTGTACATGTCCGGTCATTATAGCCGGATGTCATTTCACAAGACATATTTTTTTAAGTTTAATGATGGCCGGTTGCCCGGCCGTCGTGATTATTAATTTATTTAATTAGCTTGGTGAAGATGTACCGTTCCAAACTCCGATTTGATTCAAGAAAGGAACTTGAACGCCCGCTCTAAACTTAGAACGAAGATAAATCAAGTCATCGTCGAATGAATACCATAAATCGTATGATTCGAAATCAGAAGATAAATCAGTTCCGAAGATGAAATGTGAAGAACGACCGGTGTAAATGTTGTCCGTTCCGTTCAATCCGTTCACCTTAACAACTCGCATGTTTGTTCCTGGTAAAAGTAGTTCATTCATTGTCGCGAATTCACCTGGATTGAAAGAATATAAATTCAAGTCAACAAGATTCTTCAACAAAAAGTTGAATGATTCACGACCAGTGAAACAAATGAATTCTTCGCCTTCCGCTACGTTCGCCGGTGTGTTGGTAAATGCTTCATAAAAAATATCATAAGCGTTCGACGCAGTTATTGAAGCGTATGCCGATGTATTCAAATTGACACAACCGTTCGCAGTTGTTAAGAACTGACGGAATCCGTTCATGAACGCAAGGTTTCCAGAACCAGTCGCGATGTTTCCGTTCCAAATTAATTTGTCTAATTCACGAGCATGAAGCTTCAATAAATAATCAGTTATTTGCGCTTCAAAAGGAAGTGTTTTGTCTTCGGCCATTGCGCCAGGTGCAAGCGCTATTTGCGCCCAAAAACCGGCAAGGTCTTTTTGGCAAAAGCTTTTCATGTAGCCAATAGTTTGAACCGATATGTCACGTTGAGTGAATACGGTGTCCCCGTTTGGTGTCATTGCACAATCAGCAGTTTGATAAACGATTGAATCGTCCATTAAGTTCAACGCTTCAGTTCCTTTGATTCCTTGTTGGATTGCGATGTAAGTTAATGTTTCCGCTTCAGTAACCGATCTAACGATTAATTCTTCGCGTGTTTCGTCGGTGTATGGCGATAAACCCAACACGTCATAATCAAATGAATTTTTGATGTATTTTTTTAGTGACATTTTATTTATTTTTATTATTTTTTAACCATAATTGTTTGGCTGTCAAGTTGCCAACTTTTGCGAATTTTTCGCCTTCGGATGTCGTGTTAATTGGTGCGGACTTAAAGGTGTCGAATTCACCTTTTAATGTCGCAACTTCTTTCGACAAATTGTTGTTTTGGTCGGCGATAATTTTCATCATTTCGGCAACCGCTTCGATGCTTGATGCGAATGATTCCAACTTCGCGTTGATAATGCTTTCAACTTTTGCGGTTGACATAGCTTCGGCAACAACTTCTTCAACAACAACTTCTTCTTCTTCGGTTGCGCGCTCGTCAATTATTTCAACGATTATTCCATTGGCATCAACAACAACCGAAACGCCTTCAAGGTCACCGCTCAAAGCGTGAGTACCTTCAGGTGCTGGTATTGTTTCCGTTTCCGTAACTACGAAAAGCGGTTGACCAACTTCAAAAACATCAAATTCAACGATTGTTCCGTCGATTAAAGTAGCTTGTTCAAATTTCATTGACGCGGTTGCGAATGATTGTTTCATTTCGGCAATTAAGTCAAGAACCTTTTTAAAATTTTTGTTCATGGTATTTCTTTTATATGTATATTATATTTATCTGTTCGAAATTTCGCGAAGATATTGATTAATTTTGTTTCTTTTAATTGAACTTATTGACCGATCCATCAAAATTGTTTCCGCATCTTCGGTCAAAGAATCAACATCCCTTTGCGAATATTGGTTTTCTTCAATGATTAAATCGTTCGCTTCAATTTTGGCGTACAATTTGTCGATTTCAAGTGACAAGAAATCATTTTTTTTATTTGCATTTTTAGACATTGCCTTTTTTGTAAAGTAATTTTGAAATGATCTTAAAACATTTTTATAATCAGCCATTTATTTGTAATTTTAATTTTAATAATTCGTTAAAAATCAAGGACATTTCTTGTTCTTCTTTCGTGTCAATCAAATTGAAAACTCCTTCAATCGAGAATCCATTAAATTCGCCGTTCTTCGCCTTGTCAAATAATTCCTTGTCCGTTACTTTGTACGAAACAATCCAAGATCCGTCGTTTGCGTCCTTGAATCTTTCAGGTGCGGTGAATCCTTTTGCCGAATCAATTTGATATGAATGGATCATGAAGATTGACTTGACGATTCGATTTGGATTGTGTTCCAAATTGACATTGTTAAAATTGTCTTTCCTGGCGTAATCGAAAATAATGTCCTTGATTGCTTGCTTTGTGAATACGACATAATATTCTTCTTTCGATTCTTCGTCATATCGATAAATCGGCGTATCGGCCGAAATTGCAATTCCGGTGATCACTTGTTCTTCGTCGTTAAATTCAAACCGTTGTTGTTTCGAAAATGTCATGAAGTTCTTTTCGTGCGCCGGCATTGAAACAAGTGAATTAAAAGACACGGTTGTTTGATCGTCATCTAAATCAATAAAGATTTCGTAAATT